TGTATAAATAGAGCTTTAACATTATTATCTCTGATAATATTATAATTGGAATCATGGATGATTTCTAAATCATCGCTAGTACCAAATCTTAATGATTCTAGGTCAGGAAACTTTACATTACCACTAGCATCAGCTGTTACTGCTTTACTAGCTTCTACTGTTCCTAGTGTTGTTACATCAAGATAATTAAGCTCTGCTGTTGATGCAGTTACACCATCTAAAATATTTATTTCTGTTGCAGTTGAAGTAACGACTACATTTTCATTTATTTTTGGACTTGTTAAAGTTTTATTTGTAAGTGTTTCTGTTCCTGTTAAGGTAGCCACTGTAGAGTCTATATTTAAAGTCACATCTCCTGAAGTTCCTCCCCCAGTTAATCCTGTTCCTGCAGTTACTGCAGTTATATCTCCAACTGGTACTGTAGCAACTTGAGTGTCTACGTAAGTTTTTATAGACTGTTGAGAAGCTACTTTAGTGGCACTATTTGAAGCCATATTATCTTCATCTAAAAAAGCTGAACCACTTATGCTTGTATTTAATACTGGGCTTGTAAGCGTTTTATTTGTAAGTGTTTGAGTGCCTATTAAAGTTACTACAGTAGAATCTATAGTTAAAGTTGCCAAAGGTCCATTAAGATTTGTTCCCTCTAGTCCAGTTCCAGCAATTATTTCTACAACTTTATTATCATCAGCAAGACCACTAACATTAACATCTGTAAATAAACCACCATCAGCTGAATTATCTGTAGATCCTGTAAAAATATCAGGTGCTGCTGGTGTTGCTGTACTTGATGATTCAGGAGCTTCAGTCGCTAAATTAGTAGAAGAAGTATCTACAAATAGTCCTCCTTTCGAGGTATCTTCCGTAGAGCCTACGGAAACATTAGGTGTTGCTGGCGTTGTCATTAGATTAACCCTCTTCCATTAAAGTTTACTTGTAGATTTCCACCAGATGCATTTCTTGTTGCATCTTCATCGTTTAATTCTTTTATCTCACTCATAAAAAGTGATAGGTATTTCTGTGCCTGATCATCTTCTTGTGTGAATGAAAAAACTTCTGCAAGAGCACCCATAAGTATTACTCTTTCGTTTTGATCTCTGAGCCAGTTAGGTATTTCATTTCCAATAAATAGAGTTGAATTAGTATTTGAAAAAGTTATATCTACGTTGTCTGCTAATATCTGAGCAGTGTCTACTATTATACTATTAGGTGTTGTTACATCTATAACTTTTGGAGGTGCTCCTGTTATTGAGTTATTTACTACACCTGCCCCTGATAGTTCTTGACCTAATAAGACTGTTCCTGAACGACCATCATTAGTTATGGTTGTACTTCCATTAATTCTCCCATTTACTTTTGCAGTAACATTAGCTGGTGTTAATGCAGCAGATGCGGTAATCGCCTCTGACTGAGTATTATAAGCAGTAGTCCTATTAACTGCAGAAAATACTATATCCGCATTATCTTCTAAAGTTTGAGCAGTGTCTACTTCTATTGTATTTTGAGCTTGGGTAGAAAATGTTATATTAGCATCATCTGCTAAGGTTTGATTAGTGTCTACTGTTATACTATCTTGATTAGTTGCATTAATTACTTTGGGAGCTCTTCCTGTTGGATGTGCAGTAACCCCAATTCCTGATAATTCATCGCCTACTAAAACTGTTCCTGATGATCTATTATCGTTTGTTATTACATTGCTATTGTTAACTGCTACATTTATAAGTGCAGTAATTACATTAGTAGCTGCATCTATTGTTCTAAGTACTCTAGGCGGTTTGCCTGTTGTTGGATTAGCTGTAACCCCCACTCCTGATAACTCTTGTCCTGCAACAATTACTCCTGATCTATTATCATTTGTTATATTTACATTGTTATCAACTTTTACATTTATTTTTGCAGTAATAAAGTTCATACCAATACTGTTTTTAGCAGTTGTAAAGTAAAGATATTTTTGATTCTCTAACAAAGGTAAAGTAGTTGGCGTTCCTAAAGACCTCAAATAACCTGAAGCATAATTAAGGACACTGACTGCATACTTAGCATCTAATGCAGGTAATCTTCTATAGTAAAGTAACTCTATACTATTAGCAGTCCCCAATGAATTAAATCCTGGAGTTAAATAAATACTATTTCTTTGTCTAGCCCAGTAATTCATGTTAGAATATTTTTCTGCATTAACATCATTAAAAGTTCTGATATCTAACTTTTCATTAAACACTCTTACTGTTGCACCGTTTTCGTCTAATTCTTTTATTTGTATAAATTCGATAAGGTCAGCAGGTAATCTTATCTCTGTTTTAGTTAATCCAGAGGTTGTTTTCATAGTTGCAGTTTCAAGCTCTGTCTTACTATATGTTGCTACATTTTCTAGTGGGGGTATTCTCAGTGTTCTATAAGCCTTATCTGCAGCATACTTTAGACTGTCTTGAATAATCGAGTCGCTTACTACATCTACATTTCTGTTAGCCCAATTTCTTACGAGTGCAGTGAGTTGTGTATATGTTAATGCCATATCTTACTCCTAAGTGTTGATTACTAAATCACGATATTCAGTCATAAGAATACTTCTAAGTTTAGTTAGGTTAGCTGGATTGTTCATAAAGTTAGTATCGTGTAGATCTAATTTATGCTTTTGTAATATGTCTAGGGCTACAATATCTGGTATCGTAGCAAGCTTTCTATAACCACCTTTAGTTTTTCCAAAGTAATCTTGTCTGTCTCTTTCGTTTTTAGCGTGTTCTTTGTATTGTGTTATATCTTGTTTTGCTTCCCATTCAGCTGATTGTAGATCAAATCCAGCCTTAATAGACTCTTTTTGATCTACAGTAGCACTTGAGAATGCAAAGTTATTTTCCTTTGCCATGTCCTCAATCTCCTTTACGTTCCAACACTAACATCTGTCATATAATTAAAATGTCCGTTCTTATTAAAAAACCCTAGTCTTGCTTGTACGTTTTGTGCAAGTATGGCTGCTGGAATTGTTGGTACTCCTCCAGAGGCTAGCGGTGAAAAGTGTGTTACCTTTCTTGTTGCAGTTATTTTTGCACCACTATTACCTGCAACTGAGACTGCTGCTTCTGTAATTTTAAAGGTGCAACTACTGACTGGCACATGTGTTATAACCTGCGGACTTGCAGTCACATTTGCTATATGTTCTATGTATTGCATTTTAATACCTTCTCCTATTTAGTTCCTATTATATTTGCTCCAGGATATTTAATTTTTACTGAACCTGTGCTTTTGTCGTAGGTAGGTTTACCTTTACCTGTATAAACTTTAGGCGTTGTAATTCTACCGCCACTAGATTTATATTTGACGTCTACTGCACCTGTTTTTTTATTAAATATAGGTTTACCTTTACCTGTATATATTTTCATTGGTTTTTTTGGTGTCTTGCTTGGCATTTTAATTTCTCCTAAGTACTCATTTGATTTTTTAATTTTTTACTTTGTTGTTTCTTTTGCATAGCTAAGTTACTATTTTTTGGCTTTTTCATTCTACTTAATTGTAATTTAGTAGGTTTAACATTAGTACCTTTATAATTACCTTTAGAATCTAATTTACTTTTATTTGAACTCTTAAGACGACCAGGACCAAAGTTTCTTTTAGTTTCTGATACTGCATTATCAAGGTCTTTCTTCATTCTAGAACCTTCACCTTTAATAAAGCTCATAAACTTACTTCCAAAACTTTTCTTTTTTGGAGCTTGTTTTTTAGCCATAGTACTTCCCTGAGATACTTTAGGATAACCTGTTTTACCCTTAGACATAGTACTTCCCTGAGATACTTTAGGATAACCTGTTTTACCCTTAGACATAGTACTTCCTTGAGATACTTTAGGATAACCTGTTTTACCCTTAGACATAGTACTTCCTTGAGATACTTTATCTTTACTTTTATTACCACCTCTCATTTGAAGTGTACTAAGATCTGTTCCTTTATAAGGATTTGATTCTTTTTTACCTGTATAATTTGGACTATTTTTACTTAAACTTTCAGGTAAGTTAATGCTTTGACCAGCTTTTATGCTATTAGCATTTTTAATACTTGGATTTGCAGCAAGCAATTTAGCTACTGTTGTTCCATTTCTTTTAGCAATACCAGAAAGGGTATCTCCAGATTTTATTTTCATTATTATCTCCCTTTAAAGATTGTAGCAGAACCTTTGTAATCTTTATTTGTTTTTATTTTTTTATTTCTATCATAACCAGTTAAACTATCAACTCCTTTTATGACTTTATTTAAAAGACTATATTTACCAAAGGGTGATCCTGAAGGATTACTTTTAGTTTTTTTACCCATTACATTCTCCTAATATAAAAAAAGGGAAAGCCGTGGCATGTGCCTGTTTGACTTTCCCTTTAAGTTAATTAACTGTTAGGCTAAACCGTAGATAGCACCACAACCTGATGGGTTACGTACTTCTAGAGTTGCTTCTTCAACCATCATTCCTTTAGTTGAATCACCTTGCTGACCTACATCAACCTCTTTTAGAGGTCTTAGTGTTGCCATAGCAAACCACTGTGGATCATAGATAAGTGCTGAGAAGTTAGCAACGTTAGTTGTTGCTGCCAAGTTACCTGCAGTAAGCTGCTTGAACTGAACAGGATTAGTTAATCCCATAATATAGTTAGGTACAACCATAAGATCGCCAAAGTCTGACATATATACGTCTACTGACTGTCTTAGCTTTCCTTTTTCGTCTATATTTCTTACAACACCAGTATCACTAATCATTAAGTCTGAGAAGTCTCTTCTTAACTTTGGTGATATCATAATCTTAGTTGCCTTTCCGCCTTCTTCGTAGATCTTCTGCATTACAGAATCAATCTCTGAAAGTGATAATGAACCAGTTGCAGGAGCTGCATCAGAAGCTGTTGCTGATTTAACAACCGCAGTACCATCACCTGTAGTAGCTGGAGCTGCCCAACCGCCTACGTAGTTAACAGTATCTGCACTGTTAATAAATGATTGATATCCACCTGCAGTTCTTGCGTTTGCGTTTTGAGGAGCAATCGCATTAGAAACGTTAAACGAATGAATCATATCATGCTCAACGTCTCTTCTTAGCTCTGTACCTCTTTTCTTTAACTGATATGCATATTCGTCTGCAACACCAGCTTGGTCAACTGCTCTTCTAGTTCCTGACACAGCAATAGTCTTACCATTTATCTGTGTGTAGTTACCTAGTCTAGATCTAGTTGGACCAGAGATTGAATACTTAGCTCCAGTTGCTGGAGTAGCACCTGTACCACCACTACCGTCAGCAGTAGGCTGAATAAAGTCAGTACCTTCACCAATAGTAGAGTTTCCAGGAGCTTCTAACTTATCTGTTTGCCATTCGTGATAGATAGCAGTTGCTTTTGCACTGCCGATTGATGACATAAAAGGAGTTTCATCCCTTGTAATCATCGTGATAAAATTTGCAAGATCTTCTCTTTGTGAGACATCTTTGCCAGGAGTTCTAGTTGGACCTCCAGGTCCGCCAGTTCCTCTTACGCCTAATACGTTAGCCATTTTTTTATACCCTCCGAGGTATTAATAGTTTAATGATTTATTTGCAAGTCCTCGAAGAAACGCCATTTGATCTTCGTTAGAAGAATCTTCAGCAAAAGCTCGTTGCCTTACCTTAGTCTCATTATCTATTTCTTTTTGAGACCTTGTTTTAGCTTTACGTACAGGAGCTTTCTTAACAACAGTGGCTTTTCTTTTAGCACTGCCTTTAGTTACTCCCTGCTTTAATCGTCTGTAGTCATCTACAAACTTCACTATCACAGGATCTACGATAGTATCTAGAATTTCTGGTTGTATACCTTCGGCTATAGCAAACTCTCTTATTGCTTTAGCTGTTTTTTCATTAAAGTCAGGTATCATCTCTGGAATGGCTTTATTAAATACTTCTAATTGCTCATTCCATTGTTTAGTACTTTGTTCTTGAACTTGAGATTGAACTTGCTTTACTAATTGTTCTCTGCTATTTCTGGCATTCCAATAGTTCTTTTGTGCCTGTTCTCTTTTATCTTTTAGTTCATTAACTTCATACGTATCACCGTCTTTCCTAGCCTGATCTATCTGAGACTCTATGTCATGATATTCTTTTGCCAAGGCTTGTTCTTCTCGATACAACACCGCTGAAGAAGCTTGTCCAAGATCGTTTATTTCTTTAAACTTCTTTTCGTACTCTTCATCAAGTTGTTTTCTTGCATCGCCAAGTTTTCGACCCTCATTAGAAAGATGTTGTTCAGTCGAGTAACCTTTTATAAGGTCACTAAACGATACTTCAGTATCTTTGCCATCTATTTTGATAGCTACCTTTGCATCTAAGTCTAAGTCTTCTGTAGCGTACACTTCGGATTCTTGGGTAGACGTATCATCCTCATCCGTTGTTTCTTCTTCTTCAGTCTCAGCTTCTTCTTCAACTTCTTCGTTTTCGGATTCTTCTGTCTCTGGGTCTTCTTCGACAGTTTTTTCCGTGTCTAACTCAGGAACGTCTTGCTCATTGGGTAGAGATTCAGTGAACTCGGAGTTCGCTACAATGTCAGCCAGCAGTTGTTCTTCTGTTCGACTATCCGTTGCTATAGAGTCATCTGGTTGGGTAGAGTCTACTGTTGCTTCGGTATTATTTTCCATTCTTCTTTACCTCCTTTTCGGCAGGTTTAATCTTTTTCTCATACATAGCTTTCATAGTATATAGACTATTTAAAGTATCTGCATTGAGTTTAGCTTTACCACCACTACGCATTGAGTCATACTCAAGTGTGTTTATCATTTGTTCGTAGTTAGTTAGTAATTGTTCATAATTTATTTCATACATCTTTGTCCTCCTGTATATGTGGTACGTTTTTACCGTACATCTCGAAGCCTATCATTTTCGCCTTGACACTACCTAGTGCCATTGCCGAAGAGTAGAGGAACTCACGAGTTTTAGTTTCATGTGATTCAGTCTTAAGCCACTCTAAAAAGTAGTCTACAAGAACTTCACCGTATACTTCATCAAAGAAGTTCTCCCTTTCTTGAGAAGCAAAATGACCTTTTACATGTGCCTGTCTTGCTAGCTCATCAGGGTGAACTTTATGATTTCCGTATGATTTAGTATTGCCCAGCCTCTTCTCAGCTGTCTGCCTATACTTATCCATATCTACACTCTGTGCATTATGTAGATTCTGTCTTTTCTATTTGCTAATCCTGTATCAGCAAGATTTTCTGCTTCCTGACCAGCTATTGCTGCAGTTCCATGACCTGATTTTACATTTTCCATTATACAAGCACCATGACCACCAATATGATCATATGTTAAAAATGAATTTGCTTTAACCAGAATACCCTTATCTGCTGCATTGATTGTGCCAGCACACTTAAGGTCTAGTGTTATATCTGAGTTTGTTTCATTAGCAAATATAACTTGCTTAGTACCAGCAGCAGTTGTGACTCCTGTACCAGCTTGAGTTGCACCAATACCAGTTGATGCGATAGTTGAATGTGCCATTTAAATAACCTCCTGTGGTTGTTCCATCATTGGCTCTTGTCCTTGCTCCATAGGAAGAGGACTAGGGTTTAATAGTTCTCTTGACATCATAATTATATCTTGATAACTAGGATGTGGGGGTAACGTTGCCCCTTCTTTAGTAGCCTTGATGGCTAGGTCTGCCCACTCTTGGAAATGTTTATCTATAGATACTGCTAACTGCTTAGAGTTATCATCCATAGTATTCTTACTTTGAGCATCAGTGTAAGCTACGTTTGCTTCTGCAAGTGATGCATCTGCTTCTAGCTTACGATTTTTTAATTGTTCAGCTTGATTCTGTACTTCAGAATTCTTCTGCATCTCTTCTGCGGCTTTTTGCTTAAACTCATCTGTCATATAGTCTTCAAGATAGTCATTACTATCCATCTGCATTGACTCTATAAGTTGTGTAGCAAGTACTGCTGCAGCCTCTGGTTTAATCACGAGACCCATGCCCTGATTATTAAGTGCAGGTAATATCTCTGTTCCGATTTTTCCAAGCTTTTGTATTTTTGTACTATTACTATTTTCACCAATATCTAAGAATACTTCAACGTCCATATTTTTAGGTAAAGTTGCCATGTCAACAGTAGAGTAAACTCCGTTATAATAAGACTTCTGTTTACCCTTCATGTTCTTAACCATGGTCTCATATACACCGCTGATTAAATGCTTAAATCCAGTTTCAGCAAATCTACGCCCGATATGCTGGATTCTCTTTTGAGCAGCTGATTGAACAGCTGAAAGCTTCTGTTCAGAGTTTCCAGAAACGTAGAGAGTATCGTTTAAACCCTGTG